CGCTTTGGCTTCGGTTTCGATGCGTTTCTGTTCTGCTCGGGCTTCGGATTCTGCTATCTTACGTTCTTGAGCGTCGGCATCGGCTTCGAGTATGGCAATTAACTCGCTGTAGTTGTGGCCGGTATTTCCCTGCACCTGCCGAAGTGTGCTGGCCCTCAGTCTAATACTGGCCACCTTGGATAAGTCTTTGGTCAGCTTTGCATCTTGGCGTAGGGCTTTGTTCATATCGTCGGCCCAAGGGAATTTAGTCGGCTTACTTGAAACCTTACCCCTGAAGTAGTGTTTTACTAGCTGGCGTTGTACCTGCCAGGCCAAATCGTCGGTGAAGGATTTTACTAGCATTAGATAGCCAGATTCGGTAAGAAGGGTAAGGCCGTTTGGAGCCGTAATACCAAACTCCGTTTTTGCTTCGTACGAATTCCGTACGAAGAAGTCTTCGCCTTCGATGAAATGTTTACGGTTATCGTTAAAGTTTCTTCTTGCTGTACCATCTACCCGACAATGGAGAGTATCAACTTCTTTCAAAGTAATAACCCTCTGGTTACGGTAATCTTTTACAAATAAATCATGTTTCTGTTCGGCTATTGTGAGTCTGACTACTGCTAAATTCTCTATCTCATACACCACCTTTCAAGGAATTTTCTCCCTCCATGTCGAATGGTTAGTTGTCCAGACTACCATACACGGAAGGGAGGTGAGATATTTGGATAAACATTTTAGGAAAAGTTTTATGGTTACAGTAAGCCTTGGTTTTTTTAGTGCTTGTGATGCTATGCGCGAATTAGATTCGACCGAGAAAGATAATTCAATTATCATCGGCTATCTGTCTATAGCTAATTCGTACATCAGCTCTGCTTATGCTATTTACTCCTGCAATTACGTTAAGCTAAAAAATATTAAGCTAGATGATTTGTTTCATTGTTTCCATTTATTTTCCAATGAACTTATGAAGAGTATTAATACTCACGAAGACCATCGCTGGATTAAAAATAATTTCAATGATTTTAAATCATCGTACGGAGAAGTTGAATTACTTTTCGGTGACGTTAGGCATCCCCTCTAGTAGTTGAGAAGCCAATATACTGATAGTAGATTCCAGACGCATTACGTCTCTTCTTAAGTCAATGATTCTGCCGGTTTGCGTTAACAGTTCTTTACCAACCCAACTATCAGGGTTTACAATAACTGTTTCAATTCCTTCGTGACGCTTAAAAGTAGCTTCTACGCAATCAATTGCCGGTTGATATCCTTTGAATATTTGACTAAGCTCTTCCCTGTCAATAGGCGCGGCATTTGCCGATTTAGTAGCACAGTAAGGACATTCTTTATTAACAGGGTGATAGTGTCCGTGGCATTTAGTACAGTAAACCAATTTACCTTGGTAATCTACTGCCACATAATTTGATAAGTTAAATTTCTTAGCAATTTGGTAAGGATCAAAATTATCAATCTCAACGAAATCGAGAGCAACCTTTGCAGCACTTAAAGCATCTTTCAGTTGGCCTACTGTTACACCCCTGCTTGCGAGTAGTTCAACTACTTCAATGGCAAGGGTTTTTTCTTTTTGGCCCATTTTTTGTACGTCAACTAATCTCATAGTTTTAACCACCTTTTCATATTTTTTGGTAATCGGCTAACTTACTTTTCACCTCCTTCTGTCATAAAATCCATTTCATAACATACACATATTCTAGGGAGTTATTTGCTTCTAGCATGAAAGTCTATTTTTTAAGTGGCCCGGTTACTCGGCCACTTGGATATAATTTTTAACTGGACAACTGCTGCAGTACCGACAGGCAACCTCCCGACCGTAGGCTTTAGCCAGCACTGCCACTTCGTCAGGGGTTGGTGTTCGCTTACCTGCTTCAATACGAGCAAGCGTTTTCTCTCCGATGAATATTTTCTCCGCTGCCTCTAACCTACTTCGAAATCCTGCCTTTATCCGGGCCTGTCTGTAGATATTCATCTGCAGCACCGCCTTTAACTTGCCGATTTTTTCGCTTTAGCCTGCTTACGCGCATCAATCCAGTTAAGGAAATCCTGCTTATCAACACGCTTAGAAGCTCCAATGTCAAGATTAGGAATCCCACCGGCCTCCGGTTTTAATTGGAATAGTTCATACACCCTTCGACGGGAAATACTAAGATAGTCTGATATGTGTTGCGCGGTTAAAATATCTGGTAATGTTTCTTTGGTATAGGCTTTTGGTGGCAATGGTTTCACCTCACTTTCCGTTACGTTTTAAAAACCATTCAAGTGGCTTTTTAACGACAGGTGCAATCCGGGCCAGAAACTTTACCGATACAGGTGTCATTTCTTGCTTTACCTTGTGTAAATGGTCCTTTGATACACCTGCTTTTTCTGCTACTTCCGGCTGAGTCATACCTGATTCTTTGACGGCTTTTTTGACTTTATCTCCAGTGCTGCTACCATTAGTTTTCATGTTAGGAAGCAGATTCAATCCTTTCTTTGTGCTGTTTTAGCACATTATTGGACAAAAAAAGATACTCAACAGATTTTCCTACTACTTGTGCAATTTTGATAGCTGTATCAAGATGAGGATTTCGCCCTCTTTCGTAGTGGGCATAGGTTGATCTATCAATACCTACCTCATTTGCTATCTGTTCCTGTGTCATACCTTTTTCGGTTCTCGCCCCTAGAAGGCGTTCGTTCATGTTGGTTCACCTCGCTTTGTGCTATCTTAGCACTTATTATATAGTGCTGTTTTAGCACTGTCAAGCGTTTTATAAAAAATACTTGCTGTTTTAGCACATTAGTTTTAAATCCAGCACAAACATTATATAATAATGCTGTGAGGTGTGGCATATGAGCACAATTGCAAGTAGATTAAAAAGTATAAGGGAAGAAAAGGGGTTAACACAAAAACAAGTAGCTGAATTGACAGGATTGGTCCGTGCAACGCTTGCCAATTGGGAGATTGGACGCACAGAACCAGACGTTAAATCCATCGGAATATTATCTAATTTCTTCAACGTATCCACTGACTATCTCATACATGGCAATAAGCTCCCTGTCCCCAACGATTCAAAATTCGATGATATAGCAGAAATAACTTTGGAAGAAGAATTCGCCAGAAAAGGCTTATCTCCTGAAGTTCAACGCGAAGTGTTAGAATCTGCCCTTAGAATTGTCGAAGAAACTCGAAAAAGGTATAAAAAACCAGTAAAATAACCTGTTTACGCACTCCTGTAAACGTAATAACATTATCATACAAGCAAATGATAAATATTGACTTGTAAGAACATATGTTCTGTAGTATAATGTTATCGCAATCAAAAAGGGGGATGCGGCCACAATGGAGTGTTACTATGCGCATTTACCACTAGGAGTAGCAGAAATAATTACATCAAAAGAACCAATATTTCAACTAATCAATTCGAAAAAATGTCCTAATTCCCAGAGACCGTGCAAAAGAAAAACTGAGAATATTTGCTGCCTTGGCATGGACAAGCATTGTATAGAAGAATGCCCTAATAACAAATAATAATAATTGCTTGTTCAAAGACATAAACAGAGACCCCGGAAATGATCCGAGGGTTTTTGTATATAAAGATTGAGGTGATAATACATGCCCCATTTCTACAAACCAAACTGTAAGTGCCCCAAAGATGCTAAAAAATGCACCTGTGGGGCAACCTGGTCCTATATATTGGATATTGGAACTGATCCGAAGAATGGTAGGAGGAAGCAAAAGAAGAAAGGCGGCTTTAAAACTAAAAAAGCAGCAGAACAAGCGGCTGCACTAATCGTTACTGATTTAGCACAGGGCAAAACACTAATCCAGGAGTCTAACATTACCTTCAAAGATTTTTCAGTCTTGTGGTTAGAGACTTATAAAAATTCCGGCAAGGTAAAAATAAGCACAGTTCGTATTAGAAAAGATGAAATAGCTAAACTATTACCATATTTTGAATATTTAAAAATAAGAGATATTACTGGTGTCAAATATCAAGAAGCTCTTAACGATCTAAAAGCCACTAAAGGTTATAGCAACCAAACAATAAGAGGTACGCACGCTACCGGAAGTATGATATTTAAAAAAGCTGTAAAGGAAAAAATTATTGCTGAAAACCCTGCAACATATGCAGTAGTACCAAGAATAGCAGTATCAGTGCAGGAAATTGAGCAAGGGGAGATACCAAAATTTTTGGAAAAAGAAGAATTAGCACTGTTTCTAAAGATAACTGAAAAAAAAGGTTTAGAATTTGATCGTGAAATATTCAGATTATTATCTTTTTCCGGGATGAGGGTAGGAGAGTTATGTTCGTTAAAATGGTCTGATATAGATTTTAACGAAAACACAGTTAGAATAACAAAAACATATTATAACCCAAACAACTCACCGGAATATGTATTATTAACGCCAAAGACGAGGAAATCTATTCGGACCATTGACATAGATCCCGAAGTTATAGATGACTTAAAACAACTTCAGCAAATACAAAACGAATTAAAAAGACGGGATAATTACCATGACGAGGATTTTGTTTTTATAAACACTTTAAAACATCCCGGTTATCCAATATCTCCGCGCAGGATAGAAATGAGAATGAAACGATTACTTAAGTTAGCAGAGCTAAACGAAAAGTTAACGCCTCATTCCCTTCGGCATACACATACATCACTATTAGCTGAAGCCGGGGCCAGCCTGGAAGCTATAATGCAAAGATTGGGGCACAGTAACGACAGTACAACCCGTAATATATACCTACATGTTACGAAGACAGTAAAAAAAGATACCTCACAAAAGTTCAGTGAACTAATGAGAGGTATCTAGGTTACCTAAAATCCAATGTTACCTTTTCGTTACCACTGCAGACAAGAAACACTCCCGAACCCTTTAAATTAAGGGCTTTATAGCTGCACTGACAGCACCTGTAACATACTGTTTTACTCTGTAGCGATTTTAACGAAAGGCCACGATGCCGCGTAGAATAAGGGTTTTCCAATATATTTACTGTAACATTTTTCTTTCCAATTTACAACCTTTTTCAAGATTGCGTTACCTTTTTGTTACCTTCGGATTAAGGAAATGGTGTGCTATTTCTTCCATCAGTATCGGTCAAATTGACCGATACTGAAAACTTATCTAAGCGGTCTTTGTGCCTTTCGTGTATCTTTCTAATGGAATCGTTTTCTATCTATATACTACTTCCAGGACCTAAACCCAAATATCTTTTCAAACCTACTTTTAGGCTGGTCATCGGGGTGAATATTTATTTGCTGGAACTCGTATTCATCCCGTCTAGCAGGCTTTTTTTTATCAGTCCAGCAGGCTTTCTTGCCTATGGCAGCCCCTATCTCTTTACCGATAAATTTTCCCACACGCATAGCCTTACTCATGTTTTAAGATCACCCCTTGAAAATTATTAATTAACTCATCTATCGTGGCTACAGTAAACCGGAGATTCTTAGAATTTTCCTTCTGGATAATTCCCTCTAGTCGCCTTTTATCAGTATCAAAGCCATCTGTAATCACCAGGATACCGGCAAACTGCTTACCGCCTGACCACTCCGGTGTATGCCATTCGCCCGACATGAAATAGTCAGTGTATTTCTTAACCTTATCAAATACAGACTTATTGTCTATTCTTTGCGCCTCGATGTAAAACGGATAAGCTTTATCCTTTTCGGTATTCTTAAGGACCATAAACCCATCCGGCACCAGGATATTACCACACTTAATGCCCTTGGTCTGCCAGTCCTTTAAAATCCACCAGTTAGGTGCTTTACTGACAGCAACATAAACCCAGTTCAGCAGTAAGATGTGGTCTATCTGTGTAGGCTTCTTGCCCCTTTGCCAGTAAACGTAACTGTCAGTCAAAGACGTCCTGCCCCGGCTTAATTCCTCTCGCTTAACCAGTTTCAGCAGCGTTTCCCTGCACTTCTTCGCATAGTAATCACCGGGGCCAAAGACTAGCATCTGCACCTGCTCCCTGGACAAAACAGCTAATTCGTCAACTAACGAACAAATATTATTTTGGCGTTTTTTCCCAATTTGTTTTAGTCTCCCTTTCCCACACCCATTCCCTGCACTACCCGAATCAAATTCGGCCCTTTTAACCTCCCTTTGGTCGGTCTTATTTTCCTGGCCTGAAGCGTCTAAAGACAAGCCATCACAACCTTTCTATGGGATTAATTCTTGCCGGGGTGTTTGGATTAAGTCGGATACTGGTTTAAGTACCGGTTTATCGTCTACGTCCGGAACCGGTTTACCATCTACATCCGAAACCGGTTCATCGTCGAATTTTAAAAGCCTTGGACTGGTCTTTATTACCATTTCATAGACCTGGATTTCCTTTTCCGAATCTATTTTTAGTACACACCTACCGGGTATTTTAGGAAGTATAGAACATTTATAGTAACCTTTTCCGAATACTATTTCACAAGTCACCTGGTCAGCCCTAAAGCATATTTTTACTGGGCAATTTGCCTTCTCTTGGCCTGACACGATGGTTCTGTCAGGCCGTTGGGTACAAAGGACCAAATGAATACCCAGTGCCCTGGCTAAACACATCAGATTCGTTAAATGTACATGAGCTTTCTGCCTGCCTTTATACTCCGGGTGATCTCTCTTGACCACATCCGGAGAGAGCTGAGAGAGTTCATCGACCAGCACACTGATATAGCCTAGCCGGTGTTCGTTTGGAACTACAGCATTGAATTCTTTAATATTCCTGACATTCACCTGCTTAAATAATGCCATCCTGCGCCGCATTTCAATTTCAAGTTCTTCCAGCACATAAACAGCTTCGCCTAAGGTATCGGCCATGGTAACCAAACCTCTGGCTGGCTGAAATTCTACCTGTTTTAAGTCAATGACGTAACAGGTTGAATACTGGGCAAGTGTTAGGAGAAACAGCCAAAGCATATTTGATTTTCCTCCACCAGTCTCACCGGCTACCAGAACATGTGGGGCTGCCGCAAGGTCAATAATCTCTAGCCCCTGCCTAGATTCACCTATGATTATAGGCAAATCATATTTGTTACACTCTAATGGGAAATTCCATTTTTCATGGCCTGTCAAAGCTGTTATTCTTTTTGGTAGCTGATTAGTAAAAATACTCATAATGAGCAGACCATTGACGTCCTCAAAATTAACTTCTGAATTAGTCGCCATTTCTAATTCCATTTGAATTTTAAGAAAATCATCGACACACAGGCCCGGAGGAAGACAATAAATATGATCCCATCCGATTTGAACACCTTCACCAGATTTTTTCTCTTTTCGCTCCTTAAGAATCGGCCTTAGGATTCTGTTTTGAAATGGCGCCCTGGTAACAATACCAGTATTAAGAAAAACTTCATCAATTATTTTAGGTAGTTGATTATTGGTAAGACTGATATAAAGATTCTCGCCTAACTTATAAAAGCAAACCAGGCTGTCATAGATAATCGTTCCCAGGGATGCTCCTATGTCGTAGGGATTGCCGCCCCTGGAGCTGTTTTCCGTGTACTCAAATATACTCATTTAGCGCCTCCTATAAATACATTGGCTACCGCTGGCCACCACTGGAAATAACAAACCATAACTATATACAGCGTCCACAACACGGTAGAAATAAAATCCCTCTTAGTCCAGGTTTTTAGGACTACCTTACCGCCCCGGTCGATAAAGAACCGGCTTAAAATGGTCAAGCCGCCTAAGGCTAAAAAACCAAATATCATTTTTACACCTCCGGGTTAAAGATTGGGTTTTGCACTGCTCTATGTATCGGGTTGACTTATATACACTAGGTTATGTACTGGGTTACGTTTTTAGCGGGCCAATATTGTCGTGCTAAATTGCTGGCAAGCAGAATATATTAATATTTCAGGGCAAAATAAAAAAACCCCGACCACATGGGCCAGGGCTTCGGTAGTAATATTTTTAAGCTTTCTTTCCGTCAACATAGGCTTCACCAAAAATGTAGGCCGTCACGATACCGGCTGCAGCCAGAATCGCTTCGCCGGGAATGTTTAAGCCTAATCCTTCATTAGCGATCGCTACGACAGCAGCTACAACTGCCATCCAAAACTTTCTTGACTTAAATTTTGACATCTCTCATACCCCCCGATATTTTTAAAGCCCCAGCGCATGGCAAGGGCTAAACTAAAGCACTTTCTTTTAATGTGTTTAGAGCCACCTTACAAACAAACCACTTAGGCGCCGGGTCATTGGGGTCGTGGTCCCCAGCGATTAGACCGGCTTTCTTAGCCTGCTCCATAATGTCAATCTTCCATTGCTCCGGGCCTGCCACCGGTACCGGAATGGCTATGCCATAATAATTCAGCACGCCATCAGCTATAGCCCTGGCAACTCTCTTTTGAAACTCAGGACTGGTAAGCAATTTTTCTTCTGTCGGGTTCGATATAAAAGCTATCTCTACCAGTATTGCAGGCATTTTAGTTTGTGTCAGGACAGCAAAATTGGCTTCTTTGTCCGGGTCGCCGTCAGACATATCTTTCCTGGCTGTCAATTCCGGCAGTGCTACCTCCAGGCTTGAAATAACGCTTGTAGCGAGAGCATCAGCCCTTGTATTGCCGCGTGCAGTATAAACTTCAAGGCCGTGAGCTGACCGGTCAACTGCCGAATTACAATGTATGCTAATAAAGAAATCAGCTTTGGCTTCGGTAGCTTTGCCGGCCCTGGCGCTTAAATCAGCATTTAAGGTGGCGCCCAATCTAACATCAGTTGTCCTGGTATAGCTAATTTCAAACTGACCTGATTCCTCTAACATATCACCGGTCAATTTCGCCACAATCAAATTTACATCTGCTTCGTGAGTGCCGTTTTTACCTAAAGCTCCCGGATCCGTTCCGCCATGCCCCGGGTCAATAGTTCCTTCATACATTCTTCTTTTCCTCCTTGCCTCCGGATTTACCTTTCAAAATATCAACCGCCTGCTTAATCAGATCCGGCACCGGCAACCCAATCCTGCCGGAATTTTCAACGATACTCAGCAGCTCATTGGCCAGGTAGAAAAATATCGTTGCATCCCTAAAAACATGACCGTCTGCAATGGCCGTATCAACCAGGTGGGCTACTGCCACCATTCCGAAAATAAATACCTTGCGGGCTATACCCTTAAGCCCGACTGAGCTACTCAGCACTCCTTCGATAGCAGCAGCTACCATACCGCTTAGGTAATCCATGACCACAAAGGCCAGCAAAATACCCAGTAACGTGCTCCAACCGCCGAAGAAAAAAGACACGGCCGCGCCGCTTACCCCTACTAAAGTTTTAAAAGAGTTTTCCACAATCTTGCACCTCCCGGTAACCAAAATAAAATAACCGCCCCTTTGGCGGTATACTTTCATGCCTTGATATTGCTGAGGTATACATAGGTATACTTGTATACTTTTTGTATACCTTTTACCTGTGCCTATAAAATAGCATTCAAACAACTAACTAAAGCATTCAAGTCGCTGGCACGAACATCGTCAGCATCGCTAGGATTAACAACACCAGAAACACCAACTTTCGTAACGGGCAATCCTGCCCCACTCATCGGCAATATTGCATTGCGGGCCTGGTTAAACTGGCTTGCATAAAACGTATTGCCGGTAATTGCCGCCGTAAACGATGAATCTGCATAACTCTTATACTCCCTGAAATCGTTGATTTTAGCACACAGCGCATTCCACTCGTCATCGGTCAAATTCGTTGCAGGATCGCCTTGATTTTTTGGAGTTGTCCAGCAAAAATCGGACGGTCTAGCTATTCCTGGCGTAACATAAATAGAAGGGCCATTAGCCAGAGAGTAAACCCTCGAACCATCCCCGCCAGTAACCCATGATTTTGCGTGTAATGTATACTCTATTCCCGAAGTTAATCCAGTAAATGTTACTTGTCCTCCAGGCGAAGTTTCAATTGATGATTGATCCCCAGATGGTGAAATGTATACTACATCCCCTTCTGCAATCCCACTCACTAAATCAACCTGAACAGTAATTGAATTATCTGTTTTACTCACTAAAGATAATGTTGGTGGACAAGGATTTACTGTTGCGATTTGTGTATTAGATGTAGCAATCAAAATCGAATAAGTATCTCCGTTGTTGAGATATCTTCTATAAGCTTCAACATAAAAACTATAAGCATAACCATAGGCAAGATTTTCTGCTGTATATTGTGATGTTAAAGCAGTTTTTCTTGTCCATGATACATCGCCAGCTTTCTTATAATATAAATAATAATATTCTGTATACGGGATGCTAGTCCAATCTAAATTAAATCCTGCATCAATCCTACTGGTAACGCTGGGCTCGTTTTCTAAGAAATTACCCAAAGGTTCAGCTTGCACTAACCCGTACCCATACTGATATGAATCTCCTAAATTGAGGCAATTATTCAATAATTTATTTACTAGCTGACTACGGGAATACGAAGGATATTTCTCTTTTAAACAGGCTAAATGACCAGTTACATAAGCGGCTGCATAGGAAGTACCGCTTGCGACTTTGTACCCACCATAACTTGACTCATCACAGCTTACAACATATTCCCCAGGTGCTACGACATCAAGCCCATCACCATAGTCCGAAAAGGATGCTCTAGCATTTGCTGTAGTAGTTGCACCTACAGCAACACATGAATAATCAGAAGCCGGACACTGAACGGTAGAAATACCTACATTGCTCCATGTTTTTGTTTCTGAGGAGTATGTTCCATTTCCAGAGCAACTAACAACTATTATTCCTGCATTATAAGCACGTCTGCAGGCATCAACTAAATCTTGATCATAATCACCGTCTGCTGTTGAAAGTGGTAAATTGATTATGTGGACGCTCTGAGAGATACACCAGTCAATGCCAGCAACAAAATCATCTACCCACCCAAAGTTAGTATTATCAAGAACTTTTGCCCCATATAATTGTACATCAGGCGCAACTCCAATGTAACCAACCGTATTATCTTGTCCTGAAATTATACCTGCACCAAATGTGCCGTGACCTTGATCATCATATTGATAGGTATAGTCATTTATATAATCTATCCATCCTGACACATAAGGCAGATCTTCGTGGACTTCAATACCACTGTCTACCATTCCTATTTTTACATTCTTACCAGTGTAAATCTGCCTGTAGTATGAATCAACTTTTGTCTTACTGTAACCCCAATCCATAGATTGAGAAGACCCTCGGCCAGCACTAACCGAATTAATACTTTTAATTGCTGGATTTTGGTTTAATAAATTAACCTGTTCTTCAGTTAACTCTGCGGAAAGCAGTTCCGGCATGTTAGCATAGTCGTGTCTCACTTTGCCACCAACAGATTCAATCAAAGCAGCGTCTGAGACGTTGTCAAACTTAACAAAGTATCGTTTAGACTCACTGGACATTAAACAGCACTTTTAACTTTAACCAGCAGATCTTCGTATCTTGCAATTTCTCCGTCAATCCTGGTCAGTTCGGTTTTCAGGTTCGTCCTTCTGCTTTCCAGTTCAATCAGGATTCTGTAGATTCTCTCGCTGGTTAGTTCTTCTTCCTGGATAGTAGTTTTTCTAACCCTAAACACACCATTATCCTGGATTATTTCCGCACTTTCATTTAAAACTTTAGGCATTTAATAATTCCTCCTTTCATATATTTCGACATTCTTTTTTAAAGGAGACACCTCCAGTCCGTCGAAAATAGCATTGTCGTGACTATTTTTGGAGGAAAGGAGGTGTATACTTTGAAAATTAAGTTTACATGCTTTGATTGTCAGGAAAGTTTTACTATTTCTACAGAAAACTTAGTCAAAAAAGAATCTCTGGCATGTCCTAATTGCGAAAAACAATTTCCGCAAAGCAACCTTGAAGCATTAAAAAAAGTACATGATATACTTTTAACCGCAGCAGAAGGACTTGTTACTACTGATGATATAGGGAACGAAATTAAACACTGGGATTATAAATTAGTCTAAGTTGTTTTATTTATTTTGGGTATTAGGTGACGGTCAATAATACCTGTTTTAGCTAAATCTAATGCCCTGGCTGCTTGACGAATGGTAAGATTGTATTCGCATAATACTTTAGATATGTCGTAGTGTACCTTACGAGCTACTTCATAGGATACTTCCTTCATATCGTCGCTAATGAAAATATTTTCATCGTTGAAACTTATTTTACCGTGACTTTCGGCAACGATTACGCTAGGTGCTAAGGCCCCGGTAATAGTTTCGGCAATAATTCCATTAGCCAAATTCCCGGTAATATTGTCCGGAACAATTCTACTATAAGATTGCAGCTTCCGATAAAGCTCCTTAGAAACTTCTTTAATATTCGGCTGGACTTGTCTTTTTAGTTCAGCCACTTCCTTTTCAAGTTGCTCAACACGTTTTTCTAATGCAGTCTGCATAGTAAATTCCCCTTTCGATTCTATTATTTGTCGAACAAGTTTTCCTGTGATAAAATACACTTCAAAAAGGAGGTCTTTGTATTGAAAAAAATCATTGCTAGTTTTGCCGCTGGTCTAATTTTGGCCACTGCTACATTTGCATTTGCAGGTAGCCCGATTAAACTATTTGTAAACGGTCAGGAAATCCACTCCGACGTACCGCCTCAGATTATTAATGGCCGGACTTTGGTGCCTGCCCGGCCACTGGCTGAGGCTTTGGGAGCTAAGGTGGAATGGGATTCTGCCAGCAATTCAGTGGTTGTTATGAGTGGTCAGCAGCAGCAAACTGCTACTGCTACTCCTGAAAACCAGGACAATGTTACTGAAACTACTTTCAATGGACTTAAAGCTATGATAATTGATGGTGTAACGTATTTTGATAGAAATGACTATGGAACTAAATTTTATGATCATAAAGATTTTAATAAGGCACAATATGGATATGATAAAACTAAAAACATAATAATATACCAATTAAATGGAATTGATGAACAAATAAATATAAGCAAAGATGATGTTAAAATTTATTTAGGTAGAACATGGATACATTCAAAATATTACCGCGAACCGTAATTAATCAACCAAATTTTGCAACAATAGGCTGATCTAATCTCTGGGTTCCTGCATATACACCACCAGGGGCGGATAAATGTACAGCGTCTGCCGCCGGATCACCATATATTTTCGCATCACCGGAAGTAAACATTATATCAGAAGTAAAACTGCCTGGATTCATATATAATTTTCTTCCAATATGAACATCAGTCCCAACATCAATAGTAGTATTACTTATGATACTGCCACCTTCAATTATAGGGCTATAAATCTTGTCTTTTTGCAGGTAAGTATAATCAGTACCGGACTTCTCAACAACATTTTCTTTGTCGGTTATGCTGTCCCAACTAATCGTACTGCCAGGGCCTAACACAATGTCGCCTTCAACTTTTGTTATGCCACCAATGCCAGTCTTTAATGTTCCTGCTGATATGCTTTTTGCTAACAAATAAAGTTGTTCTAGCACATCAACGGTATTAATTTTCAAGCTCTCGCAGTCAACGTCACCCTTGAAACTTCCATCAGTGGCAATTACCTGGCCTGTTGGAGAAACTCTAAACGGAGCACTACTAAATGTATCACTACCAAGATATAAACCGTTTTCGTCTGCCTTACAGACATTCTCCCCGGTACCAATCTTAATTTTACTTGCCAGTGTCAGGCTGCCGTCAGTGTCAGCGTAAAGCATATCAACCCACACACCGTTAATTAACTGCTGAATCTTAATTCCACCCGTGGCGTTTAGGATAACCCTTACTTTATTATCGCCACGGGTTACAACAACCCCATTTGCAGAATCAATAACAACGCCGTTATAATTTTCCGCTTGCTGCACACTGTTAGCCGCCTTGCTATCCTGAACAGCCACCCAGTTTATTGCATCATTGGGATCATACGCTCCAGTGGTATCAATGCTTCGCTCCATACCATAATACCGGTATGGTTTATTCCCATCGTTCGTGTCAAACCAAAGATCACCGTAGGAAGCTACTGCTGGCTCGGTGTCCTGATAAAACGTAACTATCTTCCTATCAGCAATACTCTGAGCATCAGCCGCCGCTACGATTGCTTGCGATATGCCACTATCCTGTGCCGGTACCCAATAAGTACCGTTTGAGCGATAAATTTTATTTCCGTCATTGGTATCAATCCACAAGTCGCCTTCATCTTCCGGATTTGGCGGTTCAGGTTGAAAAAAAGTAGTAACCTTTCCGTCTGCTGTGGCCTGTGCTCCGGCAGCTGCTGTAATCGCATTGGCCGCCGCTACAGAAGCCGCGTTGACCGCTGCCATTGCCTCATTTGCCCTGGTATCGTCGGTGTACTTTGCCGCCAACTCCCAATCAGCGGAGGAATAACTTTGCCCAGCAAGCTTCGCAATGACACATCTTTCTATATCCCCGGTCGGGCCACCTGACCATAAATCGCCAATATCATACGGAGGTGCAGGTTGCACTAAAAACACCCTGCGCTTACCATCGGCGGTATCTTGGGCTTGTTGTGCTAGGGCCAAAGCTATTGCAACGTCGGTATCCGGGATAAGTTGCCAGCTATAGACGCTATCATCGTAGACAAACCTGTAGGCATAGCCAGTAGTGCTGTCATAAAATAAGTCGCCAAGGTGGTTGTCCTTTTCGGTGCTGGTTGTCCAGTCGCTTGCCGGGATGTTTTCCAATGTCGGAGTGTAGGCGTAAAACCATGTCGTGATATTCCCGTCGATCAAACCCTCAAGATAGGCAAAATCAGCCGGGTAAGTAGTGTTAACAAAATTATTTAAAGCATCTATGTCGGTATCCCTGACAGGATCCCAAGCAGTACCGCTCCAGCGATACTGCTTGTTCTTGTCTGCGGTATTAAACCAAATATCACCTACTGCTATGGCGGTGGGCTGCGTTGCTTGCCTAAAGGTATTTGCTTTTGTTGCCGGGTTGTAGTTTTGGGCATAAGTGCTGTCAGGGCCGATCTGAACTACTGCCGATCTAAGTAGACCAGTATTCATTTCATCGGCAGTGAATCCTTTACCGGTTCCGAATGTACGCCAGATCCATTTACCGGCATAGTCTTTGGCGCTGGAAATAGCAAATATCCCTGGCCCCAAATACAAAGCCCCATAATCTTGACTATCAACATTAGTATTTTCTAAAAGCAAACCTTTTCCCTCAATGACCTGAGCAGAGGTATAGCTTCCGGAGGCTAGAAGCTGATTTTGCAGGATATTAATAATACCTTCAAGCCACGGTGCCCTAACCCTTCCGGCCATTGTGGTAAAACCATCTACCTTATCTTTAGCGGCTTTAAGTTCTGCTTGCAGGTCTTCCAATCCTTGTCGGAAGTTGGCTATAACTACTCTTGATTTCCGGGGTTCTTTTGGGTATCGCTCATAGTCTACGATACGGGCTTTTACATTTACGCTTAATTCCTCGTCAATAATAGTTATGTCGTCGCCTATCGAAAACGATTCTAAGTTTCCGTATTCAGCAAGTGCCTTCAACTCTACTACATCAACCTCATAGCTGACTTCCGGCACATCTGCCTTGGCTAAATACTCCTGCGCTTTTGCAAGCAATTCGTTCTCATCGTCGATCTCCGGCCAGCGCATGACTGAATATTTTGGACGGCGATAATTACCGATGTACTGACTGTCGATGTATTCTACACCGCCATTTATGGATGAAATGCTTAGATCGTCCTTACCAAGCGGGATTAAGCGAGTAACAAGGCTTTTGGTATTGACGTTTCGCTTGATATTTTTTAAGTTTTTGCGGTAACGAAACTGCACCCCGTTGTCTGCGCCTAACCTGTTCAGCAGCGATACACTGAAGTTATTTCGGTGCAGTTCCCCGCCACATTGTTTGATTATCTCATTAGTTACCACTATGGGGTTAGTGTCGAGTAGCTCAATGTCTGCCAACGTTATCGGTTCCACTGTTACGACGGTGTACGGTGTCCCGGCGAAAGCCGCTGTCATTGCCTGTTCTGCCGTAGCGCTTTGAAGGACTACCTCCAAGTGATATTCGTCTATGGCAAGGAAAAAGACATGCTCACACACGACGGTTGCCATCAGTTTTGAACCGTTCCGGGCCGTATCTATTTCCCGGATAACAAATAACTGCCCGTCAGGCTCTTTGATGATATTTTCTTCCTGGACATACTGGAATTTTTCATCAGTGACGGATATCTGGAAAGACAGTTCGTATTCGCCGTTTATTTTTTCGTGTATTTTTATTTCCTTAGCATTTTCCAAGATCGCCAATCCGTAACCAGTAAAGTTCGTTTCAAGTTTATCGAAAACTACGAGGTGATTTATTTATATCACTTCCCCCCCCCGCACAAATACCAAACTATTAAATAGTTTCTTCCGTAACAAATTTACAATTACTTTGTGCCGATTGTCATAGAAAAATAACACATAGAATAAAGAGTGACTAAGGAGGGTCAGATAACCCTCCTTCTGTTTTCTAAGCTACGAACGCACAGCGGAAGCCGATGTCGCCGATCGCACCCGAACGGGGGTAACCCAGGTACAAGTTGAACACCCCGGCGACGGACGTGCCGCCCCAGCCCCCACCCCGGATCGAGAGACGCTCTCCAGAGTTTCTCATATAGTGATTATCTCCACCGTGATCTGAGTCTACAGGGAATAGGCCAAGCAGTTTTAAAAGATTAGGCGCTGTTATCCCGTCTGCGGCAGCGGTTGTCTGAAAAGTGTTGCTAGCATATGAGTTGGTCAGAATGTTAGTGATCGCAGTGTTTAGCCTAATATCACCTACATCAGCACTCGATCCGCTATCAGCACCGGTACTGTCGTATTTTAATGTGTCAGCAGTGCCAGGGGCAACTAATGTACCGTCCTGTAGTATGGCTTTCCATTCTGCGCTTACCGCACTCTGATCTTTAGTATTATCGGCGGCGTTATTGTTTTGCAATATTTGAATTTCGCCTTCATTTAGCCGCAGTCCGCTGACCCATTCATTAACATTACCGTTGAGGTCATAAATACCAAACGGACCGCCGTCATGAGACCAGGCCATGGGCCCGGAACCGGTTAACACGCGGGCAATATTATTACTAGAAAAATAACCAGGTATGCCCTTTTCTGAGTTGATGGCATAGTCTTTGCCGTATGAGTTATTTCCCCTCGGCCAGAATCCCTGTTTCTTGCACCACAATGCAATGGCCGCCCACTCAGCGTTGGTCATCAGGTGCCATCCTACACCTTTTTGATTGCAGGCCAGCAAAGCGTTGTCAAACGTAATGGTATTTGCGGGGTCTTGATGTTTGAGACTTGATGCACGGAGAGTTGCTCCTGCACCTGTCGTAAAGCATTGGTACTTGGAGATGTATAGTTGCGGTTTAGTTGCTCCATTGACCAAAAATGCCGGATGGGGGTTGCTACTGGCTCCGGTGAGCAGATCAGCCTCAGTCTGTAGCGGGAAAACTACCATCATCGAAGGGTTGCCCTGGTCATCGTACATTACAGTGTTTCTTCCCAGCGAAGCCTCAAGCACTCTATCACGCCATGACTTCTGCTCTGCAGCGTCAGTTATAACACCGTCGCGTTTAAATCTCTGAGTAAGGGCCATTTCAATTTTGTGTATGTTGTCAAGCAACTGCCCTTGTGTATATGGGCCGCTGATGTATTTCATTTACACTTCCTCCTCTACAGCCGGCATTTCAGGAGCCGGAAATTGGTCAGCGAAGTTCCGGCGCAAATCTGCCTCAAATGTCGGCAGATAATTTAACGCAGCAGATTCGTCGCCTTTAACTGATGTTTCGCCGGTCAATATGACACCTTCGTCAGAAAAGCTAACTCTAATGGTCGTAGTCCCGTCTATACTTTCTGTTATTACATGGGTCATGACTATCCCTCCGTTATAGATACTTTCAAGCTTGCCCCTTCCGATATCGCATATATGGGTACTGATATAGCAGGGTCAAACATAATTATCACGACTGCCCCTGGTTCAATCGGGTCACTCTTTCTCCCTCAACCCCTGTTTTCTTAATGTATTTATTCAATTACTTTCACACCACCTATCATATTTCGAGAACTGCAACAGTGATATTTACCCCCTCTGAAATAGCATAAATTGGAACAGCTGCAGCCGGATCGAATTGAAATACCACAGTAGCGCCAGGCTCTACAGGGTAACCAGTCTGCTGAGTAACAGATGAAGGACCAATTCTAAATCTTAGGATGGGGTCCTCATTTTTAATGCTTAGTTTGCGCCTGTTGGATTTCGCAGAGGCTCCGGCAAACACCTCTGCGGCAGTTGCCGTTACAGTTTTTACGCCTACAACAGGGGTGGTATTAATTGTTTCAATACTGCTAATTAGAGAAATGTTTTGGGCTCCGGTACCACTTCCCTGGAGTTGTTTTAAGAGTCCTTTTAAGAGGGCTATAACACTTGCTGCAGCGGTTGGATCTGTTACGGCAACTGCAGCAAGTGCACCTAATTGAGCTAAGGCAGAATCATCGGCAGTGATTTTACCCAACACCCTGGCTGCCCGGTCAACAACATCCGCCTGATCCTTTACCGAACCGTTGCCCTGGTGCTGCTTGAGAAGTCCTTTTAGAAGCGAAATAACCGCTGCACTTACAGTCGGGTCCACTATTGCTGCATCGGTTAGGGCTCCCAACCTACTTTCTAAAGTCGTGGCAGATGCAATATCCACATCTCCGATATTATTATTACCCACTGGCAATGCTTCACTAACCGCCGCTTTCAGATTCCCGTTTGCGTTTAGCTGTAGCGGGACCCAGATACCAGACGAATTTTGAACATGATTCTGCGTTTTCTGCATCCACTGTGCTATATTAGCGTCATATACCGCCGTCGTTAGTTTACTGTTTAGATCAGTATTAAGCGCCTGGGTAAAATTCGCCACCTACAACCACCTCTCTCTATACCTAATTTCCACTACCCCGCCTATTGTGCTTGTGTCATAGGTTAGTGCTACGGTGTTTTCTCCTATTTCAAGCACCGGGAACTCACCTGAGATACTATTTAGGACGTTTGTTTCTCCCTTGTATGCCTGAAATTTTTCTGAGTCTATAACGATACTTTGACCTGCTGTCAGCGATCCCGTATATTTGATTGTTTTACTACCAATAGTCAGTTCTGGGTCTGTCAGTGTAGCAACCATTGTTTCTGTTGGGTCAAAAACCCCAGTCACATCTACAGATCTGTCCATACCGCTGTCGCCTAAATCAATAGCTGATATAGTGATAACTGGTAATGTTTCGCGTGTGCCGTTGTTTTGTATTGAAAAAGTACCACTGCCTATAACCTCAAAAAATCCAAACTGTTCAACCGATAACGCCAACGGCAAGCAACGAAACTGCAAGGTAAATGTGCCTAGCGATACCGTGCTGACTAAATCTAGCTGATTAGCTACCCTGGCACTGTATTTTAGATCTGGCTCATCGTCAAAAATCAAATCTGCCCAGGTAGAAGTATATAGCCATGCGGCCATTTGCCGGGCTCTTTTACGCAAATTCGGAATTGAAGTTTCAACGAAAGAGCAGTCAACCTCGATTAGCCGGTCCTGCAGACTACCGGGAAATAAAATACTGCCATCACGCCCCGGTATTTCTTCCAGGTTGTCGGCAGTTTGCGGCAGTAATTGACGGTTTTTTGAGCGCATAACAATTCCGAAATTTCCTGAGTTTTGACCGTTGAAAGTGAAGCCAAGCAATTTACTTCACCCCTCTTACTCTACTTGCGTTTTGCGATAGATTATATAATTCCCGGCTGATTTGGATTATGTCGCCATCATCTCTTACGCTGATCGGCCCAGTGAAGCTAAAGCTATATGAATTTGCTACAGCACCTGTACCTGCACCAGCCATTGCCGGCTGCGCTGTACTAAGGGACCGGACTGCACCAATTAGCGCCTCGGTCATCAGTGCTGGCAGTTTTGCAAGTGGCATAATAGCCTCCGGCACGTCACCAAAGATACCCATTGTCGGTTGTGTAGCAATAGCACCGGTTGCATATTTCGGTACTTCTGTAAACTCTCCAAAATTATTCCAGTAACCATATCTACCGTTATATGTTGTATAGCTTTGACCGCCAGAACTACTGCTCGATGTCGCGCTGGATTTGTTGTTAGTGGTGGCGTTAGTCTTGGGTGCTGTAAGTACCGCCCCGGTAGTTCTGTCATACATACTAGATATTCCAGCTTCATCTCTGATTTGGTTTGCCTTCTCATGGGCCGCGTTAGCCGCTGCCATATTGCCTGCTGCTTTTTGACGTTCATACTCATTGCTGAGCTGGGCAAGTTCAGTGTAATAGTCATTTAGATTCTTTTTAAGTTCATCCTGCTTTTTCTTTTCAGCGTCATATCTTTCGATAGCATAGCCGGTTATTGCCTGAAAAGTGGCCTTAGCCTTCAGTTCTTCTTCATCGTAGATTTTTTTTATATTAGCCAGGTCGGTTTTTGCCATAGATAATTTTTGTTGATACTGGCTTTCAATTATAGCTAATTTATTTTCAGTCTCACGATCAAGGTTTCTAGTATCATCCTGGTATCTTTGTTCGGCGCGACTTAAATCGTTTTTGGCTATTCTTTCTTTTTCTACGTAGTCTGCCTTAACTTTGTCCATCTGAGCTTTAAGGCTTTCTTTCTTGGCTTCAACTTCTTGCTTTCGTAACCACTCGGCCAAATCAGCTTCGGCCTTGGTCCTGTCCTTGGTGGTACGGGCCTTAGCAACAGCTAATTCTAGCTGACTGCGTTCTGAATCCTTGTCCCGTTGGCTTTCCTCATCATTAATAGTATCTAATTGGCTTTGTAGGGCCGATAGTTCACTGTCCCTGTAGCTTTCAGCGGATTCTATTATATTGTCGTAGGTTTCTTTAGCCGCATCATATATTCCCTGGTAATACTCTTTTTGCTCATCGGCATAATCTTTGGCCGCTTGTATTTTTTCGTCGCGTTCATCTTTGGCAAGATTAATGCTTTCTTTACTTAAATCCTCGGCTTTTCTATATGCATCGGTGGCGGCTTTTAAGGTTTCCTCATAGGTTTCTTTGGCCGCGTCGGACATTTCCTGTAGTACACTGATATTTTCCTCAATAGCGGCCTTTTCTTGAGCGAAACGATTGTTAGATATTTCAATACCTAGTTTTTCGTGTGCTATTTTTGCAAGTTCTAGCTGTTGCTTGTAATCCTTCACGGCTTCGCTATTCTCGCTAAGCTTATCTTTTGCTGTTTCGTATACGGCGTTTAGTGCTTCCAGTTTTTCAGCGGACTGGTCATATTGAAGTTGGAGCTTTTTCAGTTCATCTTCCAGGCGCTGAGTCTCGGTTAGATTGGCGCCGCCGGACAGTATTTCAAGTTCTAATTTTGCCGTTTGTAACTGGAAAGTTTTATCTAAGTCACCCAATACAGTGGATACTGCGCTTTGTACTACCTGAGACAGTTTTTGCGCTGCTTTTTCAGCATCAGAAGTGCCTTTTTCGATGCCTTTAGCCAGGCCCTCGGAAATATATTTACCTAGTTCTTCAGTAACTTTAGAAGGGCTTTTCATATCAAAAAATCCTGTTATGGCGTCTTTAATGTTTCGTCCTACAGATAAAGCGGCATTTTTAGCGGCTTGTAACTTGGAGGTTATACCGTTTATTAAACCTTGGATTATGTCTTTGCCCCACTGATCCGCCTGGCTTGGGACTGATTTAATATAATCCCAAAGCTCTCCTAATTTATTAGTGGCGCCAACTTTTAAGGCTTCAGCCTGTTGAACTGCACTGTTTTTCATATTATTCCAGGCATTTTCAACGTCTGTAATCATGGTGTTCCATTGATTCCGTGAGTTATTTTTGAAAACTTCCCACTTTGAAAGAACCTCACCAGTTTCCCAATTTACTTGATTAACATGCTCACCGGCTTGCTTCTTAGCTGCTTCAACCACCTGATTGTGCATATCATAAGCTTTATTAACAGTGTCGTCTCTTTGCCTTGTTGCTTCTGTAATTAGTTTATCGGCCTGCTCTTTTGATATGGAACCTGTCTCATCACGCTGCTTAACTATCCATGCAAGCGTTTTGTCATACTGCTCATTGGCCACCTTTACCGCATCATCTTTTTGTTTGCTAGCATTTTGTACAACTTCAACGGCCTGCTGTGCAGATATTTCTCCGGCCTGTGCTTTCATGCGTTCCATTATAACTTTAGCTTCAACTTCATTTTGAGATAGGACATTAACCCCATTGGAAACCATTTCATACTGTATGCGGTTTATTTCGGCTTTTTCTTGCTCAGTTAGAGCACGTTTCTCTGCTGATGCCGCAGTTAGAATCTGTTTAATTGCTTCCTCACCGTCTGAAATAGCAGTCTTTTTTTCTTCGTAGCTAGTTGCTATCTTTGTTAAAATCGCTGCTTCTTCTGTGTCCGTAAGGGCAGCACTATCAGTAAAATACTTCTGCATTTCGCCAAGCGCCTCATTGTGTTGCTGTTGTAATCCTGCGACTACTTGGTTTTTCATTTGCCCGAAAGTCGAAACAATGCCGTTAGCCATCTCGCTGGTTACTGCTTGTCCAGACCAATTAAGTTGATTTAATGCAGTTATTGCTTTATCATTAAGATCAAGAAAACCACCAACTGCTTTTTCAGTGGCTTCACTAACCCCTTCACCAAATAAATTAACTGCAGGTAGCGCATCCTCTGACAATGCTTCATATATAGAATATCCAGCAATCCCTAGAGCAGCTAGTGCTGCCACAGTAAGGCCGATTGGTCCGGTTATAACAGCAAGTGCAGTACCCAGTGCCGGGAATGCCGTAGTTAAAATGGCTACTCCAGTAGCCCCACCGGCCATGGCGGCGCTTATGGCCCCAAGCGCCCCTACCACACTGGTAGCAACTGAAACAATAGGGCCTAGCACCATAAGTAATGGACCTAAAGCAGCAGCAACTCCAGTTATTGCAAGGACAGTAGTTTGACCTGCAGGTGACATTTCGTTAAACCAATCGGCCATAGATTTTACTGCTGGTACAACTGTGTTTGTAATAATATCAGCTAGCGGTAGGAGTGCCGGACCGATTGCGGCCTGCAGATCACGCATGGCAGTCGTCAGCGCCAATCCTGGATTGTTATTACGCATGGCCTCTGTGGCTTCGGCAGTGGCACCCTGGAAATCATCAAGGCCTTTAACGCCTTCGGCCATAGCTAATACTACACCTTGCCCCAAATCTTCTACTGTAGTGCCAAACAGAGCTATGGATGCCCTATCACGGGCTACCGGATCCTCTAGTGCTGATATAGCCAGTAGCGTTGCTTGAAATGCGGCGTTTGCCTTTTCTCCACCGCCAGCTATGTCAGCCGCCATTTTGTTAGTATCTAATCCAAGAGTTTTAAATGCTTCTTGCGATCCAGTGCTACCATCCTTTAGCCTGAGAAAACTTTCTTTTGCAGCGTCACCTATTTTGTCAAGGTTAAACGCCCCTTGCTCAGCACCTGCAATGAGCGTTGCCATTGCCTGATCAGCGGTAAATCCCATAGCAGCGAATTGTGGGGCGTATTCTCGCATCGTATCGAGTAGCTCTCCTGAAAAATCTCCACCTTTTTGAAAACCTACCGTCAAAATATCAAGAGCATCTTGACCGGAGATACCGAAATTTTTCATCACGACACCCGCCGAAGCAGTTACCACCGATACATCTTGCTCAAAAACATCGGCAATGGTCATGGCACCCTGGGCAACAGCCTGCAGTTCTCCCTCAACCAGGATACCCATGTTTAATCTGACTGTTTTTATTGCTTCCGTGGCTTCTTCGATATTTTCCCCAAAGCCAGACTTCCAGACTTCCTGCGCAACATCTCCAAGGCTTGCGGCTTCTTCGGCGGTGATACCTAGCTGGGCCTGAAGTTTTCCGGTGGCCGTTTCAGCATCTATTGCACCCTTGAGCATTACAGCACCAGCAGCAGCGATAGGTGCCGTTATCGCCAGGGACATTTTCTCCCCGATGCCCTTAGCTTTTTCGCCAGTGTTTTGCAGAGTGTCGCTAAGGCTGTCCGCTGTATCCTGTGTTTGCTCTAACCTGTTTTCGAAACGGTTTAAATTTATCTCCGCGCTTTGTAGTTCTCTTTCAAAAGCCCTGTACTGACCTGCTGTTATTTCGCCGCGCTGAAATTGTTCAGTAACTTGTGCTTGTGCGGCGCGAAGACGTTCAAGCCTCTCCCTTGTATTCTCTACTGCTTGCCCAAGCAATTCCTGCTGCTGCGAAATAAGCGTAGTATTGCCAGGGTCCATCCTTAAGAGATTCTGTACGTGTCTTAATTCACCGCTTATATTCCTGCTTGCTGTGTTTACGTCAGCAAGTGCAGCGGTTAAGGCCTGCGTTTCTGCTCCAATAACTATATTTATACCCCGTATAGTTTCCGCCAAATTATCACCTCCTTAGAAAAGACCAACCTGATCCGCATAAACTTTCTTCGGCTTATCCTCATCCGATGTAAGAATGGCAACGGTAACCAGATCGAAAAAATGATTTATATCAGTTTCGTCAACCTGCTCCTGGGTCCATCCCCAAGCCCTAGCTGCTTGTAGATAATAAAAAACGACGGTCTGATAAAAATCTAATTCAAACTTCGGACCGTCGTTTATGCGTTTGGGATTTGCTCAAGTTTCATGTCCACGAAAGTTCTGATATAGATACTGCATTGTATTAGCGTCGATATTAAATCTTCGGCGTCCATTTGTTCTAAAATTAACTCTGCCGTTACTTCTTTGTTATTAATCGTAACTGCAATAAACTCGGCGCATTTATTTAAGATGTCTTCTTCTCCAAGAGATTCTAAAATATCTCCAATGACTTCCATTGCATTTGCGCTTGTAATTGATTTTAGTTCAAATATAGGCTTAATAATTGGAGTAATCTCTTTTAAGCTTTTGCCGTATAGTCTTAGTTGTTTCATTTTTCTTTTTCTAGCAGTATACTCTTTACCTTCAAGGTTGATGGTAGGAGCTTTTATTACTGGCTGTTTCACGGTATTGCCTCCCTAAGATTTAGTTATGTATTGGGCGACACTGGGCCGCCCGGATAGCTTAAGATGTAGTAAAGTTAATAACGAGTGGTGCGGCCAAAGCATTTCCTGCGAGATCCTTGACATTAGTGGTAACCACAAAAATATATGCTGTAGCTGCGGAAAGATTTGCAGTGGGGTCAAACGTTATAACTTTGTGGGTGCTGTCATAGGTCAAGGCACCGGCCACAACAGTACCGTCAGTCGCTTTCATCAGTAGGAAGTTAGCGGCGGTAATACCACTAACCTGAATAGCCTCACTAAAAGTAACTACAACATTTGTGGTAACGGCTACACTTGCAGCGGCATCAGCCGGTACACAAGTAGCAGTGGGTGGTGTTGCGTCAGTTGTGCCAAGCGGTCCGTTAGTAAACCAGTTGGTTCCGGTAGCAGCAACAAAGTCCGGATCGTCTGCCCTTGTGGTACGTTTCCAGTCGCCGTTGTAATTCAAGAGGGAGAATTTCCCCGACAGCGTGGGAACTTGGAAGTTGGTAGTGCCAGCCTTTGTTGTAATAGTTTCCTGACCTTCGGCAAATTTGCCTTTGAGTAACCACACGTATCCGTATGTACCATCGGACAGGGCAGTTCTAAAGCCGATAGCCAGTTCAGGAGATATATCCTCGCCGTTATAGATTGTTACGCCGCCCGTCCTTGTATGACCAAGCATAATAGCACGTTCTACCGGGCTTAAATCTGCTGTCTTAATACTCGCGTCAATCTCTCCGATACTGTTAGCGGTAACAGCTACCCCATTATCAGCAAATAGACTTGCTACTGCACCATTCGGGTTTATCATAATTTCAGTAACACCAAGTACCGGCACCGCTGCCTGCCAAAGTGCTGCTGCAGAAGTGTCAGAGGTTACGAGTGCATAATGTAGCTGATCTACACCAACCACAGCCTTTTCTTTTGACATTTTCTAGCCTCCTGTAATTTGTATTTCGTACAAAATTTGATACATTTTTTCCTCATCAATCCAGGTTTCAAGCTTAGAATACGGTAGATTTAGGGATTTTAGCTTGTCCTGCAGTAGCTTTTCACGGGCCAAGTCCTTTGTCGCGGTGTATAACTCAATCTGAAAATTATCAGCGGCGATAGCGTTTTTATTGTCAGCAAACAGATCATCGTTGCTGGCGAATTGGTACGTTATGAATGGGGGCAGTTGTACCGTTATAAAACTACCATAGGCAATCGGCAGACCAAGCGTTTTTAGTGCCGCGAATAACTCAGCTTGCGTCATGCTTGCCACACTTCCTGTTTATCAATTCATCCTGACTAATAAGCTTAATTTTTCTTACCCTTTGTGCCGGGTTAACCATTTGAATAATCCGCATAAGCTGATCTTCGGAAACTAAAATCTCCTCAGTTTTTTTGTCATAGCCAATTGCCTTAAAAACAGTTTCCCAGTTAAAAAGGTCATATATCTCAACACCTTTATTGTGCTTGCCACAATCTCTACACGACTTTATTTGCAAATCAATAGCCAAAGAGTTGGTATTGTTCTTTGGTTTCTTCTTGAAAAATTTACGCCAAAACATACTTACCCTCCATTCTCAATAATTCGCTTAATCCTGTCCGGCATGGTCAGTCCATACCTTCGATGTGCCGGGTCAAGGTGTGGGTATGCCCTAACCCTGCCGCCTCCAACCTTTGCATGGCCATATTCCAACAAATGCACCCGGCGATAGTGCTTTTTATTCCAGACAACGTATTTCCGGTTACCTGGAAGGGATTTGTTTGTTATTACGAACGTTCGGGCATATTCTCCGGAGCGTTTGCGGGCCAAGCGTTTGACCTCTTTTAGTACCTTTATTGCTGTATTATCAACCTCGGCATCTATGGCAGCGCTGACATCTTCGGTATACTCACGGATCATATCGGTCATTTCACGGGCAAAATCATCTATATTAATATCAGCCATGGACTGTATTCCATTTTATTTCATATTTCGATCCTGCCGTAACCGTTACAACAGCAACGCCCCCGGTAAATTCTACTGATTCAACCGTTACCGGCATCACACCACCGGAGCCTGTCATTGTCGCTATAAATTCCGGTATTTGGTCGATTGCTTCTGCTACTGCTGTAGCAGTATTTTTTGCGTTATCAAGTACGCCGCCAGTCTTTCCGAGGTATACCGTCAAAACAAGTCCTGTCAGCGAAGCGCTCAGATTATCGTCTGTCCCAGGTGCTTCTATAATCTCGGCCGTGTATTCATTGCCTCCGATACCATCAGTCACACAGGTTACGGTAACTTCCTCCACGCCTGGATTACCAAGAATGGCACTTGCAGGAGCACCAGGCAGGGTAGATATAGTTATCGTGTCCGCTGTATTGCTGGCAACAGTACGGTAGTAATCTATGCCGCCGACGTTTACCCGCACGATATCACCGGCAAGCATGTTTGCTTCAAAGTTCTGTGTAGTATCTACGATGGTTGTTTTGCTGCCGCCAGTTGCGGTACCAATGTCAATAGCAACCGTGACTACTCCTATTGATTTACTAGGTATGGGGTCCGTATCGCTAACAGGCACATATATCCCGACTGTATTCTTAACCCACATAGCCGAATCGGTCAGCCATTTTTCTGCGTCTGTGTCATAACGGGCCGCTGTCCTAAAGCCACCCAATGCGCTGTTAAGCTCAAAATTAAATTCAGCCATTACACCACCCCAATCATTTTCTGACAGGTAATCTCTGTTTCCTCAAAATCTATTGCATATGAACGCATAACCTCGTAGCCAACACCTTCAAAAATTACTTTCTGCTCTCCGTTATACTCATACCCATGGACAACAAAAATAACCTCAGGACGTAATCCAGTTGCAGCAGCGTTATAAAACTCAGTACGGCCAATGGATTTTACCCCGCACAGTACAACGGTCTCCGTCTCTGCTGGTATCTGATTGCCTATTTCATCCTCTGTGTAGGTCTGGCTAATAAGAGTTAATTCGTTGTCATATGTCATACTACCACCACCCATGTACCGTCAACCAGGCTAACCAATGCCCATACTCCATCAATATACATTTGTTTACTACTGTCAGGTAGGACATATACCGTATAAGCAACAGGTATATCAGGCAATACCGTTACTATTTTAATAGCATCTACCCTGAGCCTAGAAGATCCAACATGGATATATAGGCTATGTAGCCGATACTGCAGGTGCCTCGGCATACCTGTATCTTTATCCCGGCTCTGGTACCGCCATGTAGCGTAATCAACAACAAAAAGAAGATGATAGGAGTTAGCCCCATCCAGGACCAACCCTTTTTCATCCTCCAGTTCTTTTATCACGCCGTCGGATATGGCAGTCAGGTATGTGTCTCTTGCCGCTGTTTTTATTCCCAGTCTCTCTTTAACAAGGGACGTTACCGTAGCGGTATCCATATCTCACCCCCCCCTAACTGCCAGATGCCTCGATTTCGGCTTGAGCTGCAATAGCTACGTCTTTACCTCTTACTTTTTCACCATTAGACAATTCGTAGTATCCGCCGCCAACTTGCTTAGGCCACTCATCAACCTCATCAACCTCAAGGATGGTCCCCAACCCAGCGCTATTAAGTTGCTCAATCTTATCCAACGGAAGATCAACAGTTTCACCTGGCTTGAACTCCCGATCAAAACCGACAAAGTAAATTTTAACTGTCGCCTTCATCTGTTCACATCCTAACTGATAGTATAAGCCGCACTCAGAACAGCTGAATTGGTCAGACCGGCTTTAATTGCAATTGCTTTAATGGTTGCAGTTGCAGCTACAGCAATCGGTCCATTATAAGCAGTCTTAGTAGCGTCCGGGGTACTGCCGTCAACGGTATAGTAGATAGTGGCTCCAACAGTTGCACAAGTCAAAGCAACGCTCTGCGCTCCGGTGTAGGAACCTGCAATCGGCAATGCTCTAGGAGTTGCTACTGTATTGGCAATATCCGACGCAAAGGCTACGGTAGTTGTCGGTGCAGTGTTAGCAATATTAACCATAACAAAACCCTCACCAACAACCGGCATACCATCATAACGGGCCGTGCCTTTAAATACAGTCTGGTCCTCAATAAATTTTACTTGATCGGATGATGCAAGTTGACTTCCTGCACGTTCTGCCAGCAGATAAAGCGAGCCATAGCCACCAATAATGTCATTGTCGGCCATAAATTCAAGGATAACTACATCACCGCCAATAATGGGCATAGTTTTGTTTGCTGTAGCAACAAGAGCACCAGCGGCGTTAAAGGTAATACTCTTTGATAGGATAACAGCGTAGGTATTACTGTTCATTACCCACCATCTCTCGCCGTTGCTGTAATTTGGTTTGGCAATAAATAGCTTCAGCGTTAGAGCTGCAAAAAATTCTGCGGCAGTCATGTTGGACGGGTCGATTTTTTGTATATTAGTGCTGTGCAGGTCAGTCCAGGCGGGAGCATGTGTTCCCCAATAAGCTGGCTGTGAGGTCTGAGCCAAGCGGGTAGCAGTACCAACAGGCATTTTGGCACCAGTACCAAACAAGATAGCCTTATCAATCGCATAACCGATTGCCTGACCAAGTACATCTAAAATTTCATTTGCAAGATTAAGATCGCTATCCTCCATAGTTGAATTTGGAACAGGAACAAATCCACCAATTTTATAGCCATCCACCTCAACCTGGTTAAATAGCAAAGCTAATTCATTCAAACTGCCAACTGTTTCTGTCCAGATAGCTTCTGGGATTGTACCAGCTACATTTTGACGGGCTTTACCAGGTACCGGCTTTAAGTTTACTCTGGTGATTAATTTACTGTAGCGGTGCAGGTTGTCCCTAAGTAAATCCAACACTACCTCGGGGATAGTTAACTCTGCTCCTGTAATAGCCCTCTGCTGTCCTTTAAAGTCGCGGACTCTAACTAAGAAGTCCTTAACGTCATCACGTTCAATGAATGCGCTGCGCTGCTCCGGGGTAAGAGCACCTAAAAATTTCATACGATTGCTCATGTGTTGCTCATCCTTTCTTTGTTCCGTTTTCGGAGGTGTCGCCGGTGGAGGAGTTTTTGCCCTGCTATCTATTTCATCCAGTTCCTTTTGCAAGGTTTGGATTTCTTCTTCCAATTTTTTCTTAGCTTCATCGTTAGCTAACTGGTCAGCTTCAAGTGTTTGCTGGTCGGTTTCAAAAGCTGCAACAGACTCATCAACAATAGTTCGGTCAGCCTCCGGTGTCTCGTCTGTGATTTCGTTTACAGCAGCTTCGAGTTCTGCTTCACGTTTTTGTAATTCTGCTGTCCTGGTGCCGAACTCAGCGTCTTTTTTTCGAAGTTCTTCTAGCTGATTTTTTAGTCCGGCAATGCGCTTACTCAGAATTAATTGCTTTAATGCCATTTTTTTAACCTCGCTTTCATACTTTCCCGCCATGCTTGCGCTTGACGGGCTTTAACTTGTTCAAAATCTTTTTTTCTTGCAGCTACGGAAGTGTCTTCATAGGCCGGGAAGGTTACCACGGATACCTCATAGAGCTTGACTTTTTCGATTGTCCAGTGTACGCTGCCGTCCTCGCGCCAGTCTGTATCCTCTTTAATAATGTCAAAACCAAAGCTGCACTGGTCAACGTCGCCGCGCTCAACCCTTGCGTAAAGGTTCATAGCATCCTGATCGGAGGGGTTAATTTTTACCCTGCCCCAAAGCCCCCTAGCATCAATTTTAAGCTCCAAGGTACCGGCCTTATTTCTTCCCAGCACCAGCCTTGTTTCATGATCAATCAATGCCCTGATATCATCAGACAGGGCACCGTCAAAAGCTGTCGGGTCTATACTTTCTGTTGCTCCAGGCCAAAGCTCATACACTCCACCAAATACGGCGAAGTATCCTTCAATGAATCTATCTCCGTCATTTTCGGCTGCACGGAATTGCGTTGGTAGGCTCCGGGCCTGCCTTATGTTTCTGTTAATTTTTCACCACCCACTTCCTGGTAGACAAAGCCCAACACCTTAGCTCTCTGTCTATGCTTTTGTTTAATGAATTCCCTGGCCTTATTGACTTTATCAACAGGCAAAGGATTACCGTAAACGATACCCTCCGGATCATCTCTATAATCCCATATGCCTCCTAGCTTTTCAGTTCCGTCATCATCTACAACTACTTCCAAGGCCAGCCCTAGTGGGTGAAGAAATGTTCTGTTCAACTCTACGAGCAGTCCCATTTCTCTAAATTCCTTAACATCCATTCTCTTTACTTCGTCAGTTATTTTCACCACCCCCGTTCAGGAATTTTTCTTTAACAAAACGTATAGCCAATAATCTTGATACCTTTGGCATTCTTATGCTCAAGATTATCGTCATAGGCGTTCTTGTAATACTCAAGTTTCTTTTCTAAGTTTTCGGCTGGGTTAACAATCATTTCAGGAGATTCAAACCCTGGCATTTTAATAAGTAAGTCAAGGCTTTGTTTGGTTTTTATCGCTGTCTTTATGACAAATTCTAATTCGCTCATTTTTTCCAATTCCATCGCCTTATTTGCCTCCGTTCAGTTTGCTTTGCTGCCCCAACATATTAGCTGGTACATAATTTTCAAGTGCAAGCAACTCATCCATTTCACTATCCGGTGCCATGCCAATCCAATCTCGCCATTCATTACGGCGCATTGCCATGCGGTCAACCATAGCAGAACCAGCATCAATAATATCGGTCAGGCTGTAGGAATAGAGACTCCTTGGATTAAACCGCCAATACAGATCGGGAGAATACAAAGTCTTGCGGGTCATTTCCTGCTCAATGTTTTTAGCAACAGACATAATACGCGAACCAATAAAATTATTGTATTCATCGGCTTTAAAATCACCAACACCAACTAAAAAAGGAGGTACACCGAATATCCCGGCTACCACCCTTTTATCAATCTCCAGGTTTTTAGCAAGTGCCAGATCGTTAAGTGTCAGAGGTTTTACTGATGTAACGTCAAAAGCATCTGCAGGGATAAACCACGGCATACCATTTTCACTAGCATCAAAGTACTGCTTCGACAACTTCGTTCTGCCTTCAACACTTGCAAATTCCTCAGTTAAGCCATCTACCTTAACAATAATCGACGGTGCCGGGCTTTCCATGAGGGCTTGCTTTGTTGTACCAGCCTGCTTAAGTCCCTTTAACACATCTTTTAGGACTGCCCTAAAGCCAGTCCCTACCCAGGGACGCTCAGGATCCGGGTTGATAACAAAGTGTAAAACTTCATCTGGATTAAATGTCTTTCCACCATAGAGAATTAAATACCCGTCTGCCGTATCAACAAAGCTTACCTGGGACGGCTTAAGCGGTTCAAGATTATCCAGGTATTCACCAGAGTACCGCGGATATGTAACCTGATTGCCATTGCCCGGCAATAACAAAGTCCATACCAGGTTATATATAAACGCTTTCCGGTTCATTAATCGGTTAGGTTCAATATCCAGTTTGCGGGATAGTTCATTCTTTACCCTTACATCGCCCTGGGCTGTATTCTGCATCAGATATAATGTCATACTGCTTATCAGATCAGCGTAAACATGGGCGCACATTCTAACCTCTGGACAATCAGCTAACCTTGTGTATTGGCCAGTAGTTAAAACATTATAGGCATCAACAGAGCATAACCAAGAGGTTGTCCTTTTCTGTGCTGGTGCTAGTGTTGGTGCTCTTGTATGTTTGTTACGTTTTTTAGTCATCAAGATACCTCCTTAGATATCTGACAGGGGAGTTCTCGAATTTATTATTTTAATCATCCAGCCAGCCTTTAGCCTTTTGACTTTTTTCAAGGTTTTCAAGCATTCTTACAACCGCAAATACATCAGCGTCAAAAATATCAATTCTTAGGTTCGGCATAACCTTTTCGTACTGGATCATATCATCGGTTTTCTCAATACCTAGAACGTTTTGTACGCAATACTCATATGCTTGGGAATGTAAATAATAAAAGTTCCCGTCGTTTGCTGCTTTTTCAATACGCCTAAATCCTTCTGATTTTTTGTAATGATATTGTGGTTGGTCAACTATCCTAAAACCCTGGCTTTTCATGCCTAGAAAAAATTCTCTACCAAACTTTTTATCAAATCCAACCTCTTTAATTTTAAAACCAAGCTTTTTCATCCTCACAAACCAGTTAATAATATCGCTGTAATTAACTGTAGGAGTGTTACACATTGTTAACCAACCGTCATCTTTCCAACCAAACAGCGGTATATTATCCTCATCGGCTTTTCTGTGCGCTGCCACAATCGGGAACCATGCGTGAGTTATTGCAATGTCCACATTAATTGATTCATTATTTTTCCAAGGTGCCTTAAACCCGTGCAATGTACCATGTAAAGCGGAAGCAGTCAAATCGTGCATCTTGGATAAGTCGCCTCCACCATACCAGACAATTGGAAGCTTAGCTAGTTCCTCTAAGGTCCAACTATATTTACGATCAGAATTTTTAAATACATCGATATTGAAATAAGCTTTCATGGCTGCAGTATACTTGTTTAATGATTTTGCTAAAAATGATTTTCTTTGCTGTGGGTCATTTTGTGCTTGAAGAGCATCATTCATTAACTCTTGAGCAGACACAGAAACATTATAGTTTGGATTAGCCTTTTCGTGTTCAATTGGATTAGTATAATCTACTTCCCCGTTTTCGTCTTCATCAGCTTTAGCGATAAAAGCAAACAACTGATCATCTTTTATAGTTCCATTTACAATTTTTTGACAATATTGCAAACGCTGATAACAAAAGCTGGTCATATCATCACCAGCCGTAGTTATCCCAATACATAGACTATTCCTATAAGCTTTTCCAGATTCTTTAATGGTGTTGTATTGGCTTGCATTTTTATATAAATGCAATTCGTCCAAAATTTGAATAAGTGTATTTAAGCTGTCCATGCGGTCACTGTTACCGGCAATAGTTTCAATACGTATATAACCATCGCCCAATTCACCACTAATACTGTGTTCTTGGTTATTGTCCAAAATACGGAAGTTTTTTTCTTCTCCCATTTGTTGTAGGTTATAAAGAAGAAAATTAAAACCTTGAAGTGCTTGTTTAAGTAAAGCACCGACAACAACTATTTCTGCCCCTGATTTTCTTTCAAGTAATCCCAAACCCAAAGCCAAGGCACTCATAAACGGAGTTTTACCGTTTTTTCGAGCAAGCATTAAAAACGCTTCTTTATACTTTCTTAGGATAGTACCTTTATGAAAGAATCCTAGTAAATTATAGACAACAAATTTTTGCCATGGTTCCAATAAAAAAGGCTTACCTCGTAATGGGTAACCTTGCATATCCTCACCTTTTTGGTGAACAAATATTTTTTCAATTATTCCAATTACAAATTCAGCATCTTTAGGCTTGAATTCATATACAGGATTATTTAGATCACCTAAAAACCTTTGACATCCTTGAATTAATTCTTTACATGCTATTTTTCTTTCTTCAATAATGCTATTGGCATACTCCATAACAATATCAAAGTTTTTATACTTCTTTGCTGAGCTCACTTAGTACCGATGCCAGTTTTGATTTATTTTTTCCGGTATCAGCGGTTACAGTTTCCAGAGATTTGGGGTTCAGACAAAGGCGATCAGAGTATGCCAATATGTCTTTTCTTAGAGTTTCCAAGGTGGCCACAATTGGAGCTTTTTTAGTGCCGCCCTGCATAGTATGTTCTTCGATTTTATAGTTACCCTCTACAAACTTTTCTGTCAGTATGCCGT